TAACAGATGAGTTTAAAAATGTAGCAATTAAACAAGGGCTACAGGACACCGGCACAACTCAATCTATTTTAAATAATTTAAGAGCTATGGCAAAGACTACTAATAATCAAGCAAGCCCTATAGACGCTGATACTTTAAATATGGTGCAGAGAGATTTAAGAGATTTAGCAGGAGAAGCATCAGATCCTAATGCGTTCGCAAATATATTAGTTAAGTTAAATAGAACTACAGGAGACTATAATCAGTATAGTAAAAAAGTAGATCTTCCAAACGGTTTAAAATTTAGAAGAGATAAGGGAGGTAGAGATAATTTCTATCCAGCATATAAAAATCAAACTGGATATGCTTTACAGGGGGGAGAAAATTATACTGAAGATGTTATTTATTATGGCAGAAAATTACCAAATGTTTCTGGAGGAAAGTTTTCTACAAGTGGGTCAAGTCCTCACTATATAGATAATGAAATAGGTTTTATTAGATATGATGATTTACCTAATCCTAAACTTGGAGGTAATAAAAGACATTTAAGAGTTAGTGAAGCTCAAACAGATATTCACTCAGAACAATTTTCATCAAACTCAAGTAATAGAGAAAATTATTTTAGAAATAGAATTAATCCTTTTAATACAGAAACTTCAGTTAAGCTTCTTAAAAAACAAAGAGATGAGTTGATAGAGAAGGCTGCTCCTTTTAGAGAGATTGGTAGAGGAATTGCAGGACTGACTAGAAAACAACAACAAGAATTAGCTAATGTGAATTACAGAATTTCTCAAATAGAAAAATCTGCTGCAGGTAAATTATTACAAAGAGGAACTATTGATGAAACTACAGCAGCTCCTTTATCTAGATCTTGGCCAGATTATGTAGCTAAGAACTTACTTAGAACAATGGCAGAAAGAAATATAAACGCAATGTCTATTGTACCGTCAGCAATGAATAAAGGAATTAAAATGCCTGGTAGATCTATGATAGGAGATGAGATTAATTATGGACTAATGGATGGAACTACTGTTATGAGAACTTCTGAAAATACAATTAAAAAAACAAGTTCTCTTGCAACAATGGTAGCACCTTTAAAAAAACTTGCTAATCAATATGGAGCTAAATTTGAAATGTTTCCTATGCCTAAATCTAATCCTAACAAAAGATTTAAAGTAATAGAAGAAATAAGCACTAAAGATAATTCTGATTATTTAAGAAATATTAAAGAAGGTAGAGCAACTTATACTTATAGAGATGGAGATAACTATGTATTTCAAAATCATATAGGAGCTGCAAATACTGCAGATGAAGCAGAAGAATTATTTAAAATATCTTCAGCAGACAGAGGTCAATTAAGAGTAATTGAAATGGGAGCAGACGAACCTAGATTATATGATACAGTGCCTACTTTAATTGCAGATGATCAAGTATTAAAGAAATTTTTGTTGCCTATGAAAGCTTATATGTATCAAGGTGGTTTTGTAGAGAATACTAATATATTTAAACCACTATTATAGATTTTTAAGTAAATTTGCTTTACAATGTGGCGATAAACCTATAGGAGATAAGTTATGAAGAAGAATATGAAGAGAGCACTCGCAGCTGGTGTTTTAGGTATGCTTGGTTCTAAAATGGCAGGAGCTGGAGCAGGCGCTGCTTTAAATAGACCAAACATGAGAAACATCGCTGGAGAAAAGAAAAAAAGCATTTTAGAAAAGATTTTAAATATGAGTCCAGGAAGAAATGCAACATCTAGTAAAGGTGGAACACTAGCAAGTTCGATACTTAGTAAAAATCCATTTGGCTTAGGAGCTATGGACGGAGCTAAATACGGTAAAATGATTAAAGCTAAGAAAGGTACTTACGTTACAGCTAGCTGTAAACTAGGAAGAAATAAGAAAACTATTATTACATAATGGCTATTGAAACCGATAATCCAATCGATGAAGAAATTGATATTGAGGAAGAGGCAGTTGTTTCGTTACCTGAAGATGGTGAAGAAGAAGTAGCTGAAGAAACCGAAGCAGAAGATTTCTTTGCAAACGTTGCAGAAACAATTGATGACAAAGCTTTACAACAGTTAGCGTCTGATTTAATTTCTGAATATGATTCTGATAAAGAATCTAGAAAAGATTGGGAAGACACTTATAGAAATGGTTTAGATCTTTTAGGATTTAAATACAAATCTACTACACAACCTTTCAAAGGAGCAAGTAATGTTACTCACCCTTTGTTATCGGAAGCCGTAACACAATTTCAATCACAAGCTTATAAAGAACTCTTACCTTCTGATGGTCCAGTAAAAACTAAAATTGTTGGATTACAAAACGAAGAAGTTGAAGCACAATCTCAAAGAGTAAAAGATTTCATGAACTATCAAATCATGGAGAAGATGGAAGAGTACACTCCAGAGTTTGATCAGTTATTATTTTATTTACCTTTAGCAGGATCTGCATTTAAAAAAATTTATTATGATTCTCTTTTAGAAAGAGCAGTATCAAAATTTATTCCAGCAGAAGATTTAGTAGTACCCTATTATGCAACTGATCTAAAAGATGCTCCAAGAATTACTCACGTTCTAAAACAATCAGAAAACGACTTACTTAAAAAGATGGCTTCAGGATTCTACATGGAAGTAGACTTAATGAAACCTCAAAAAAAAGAAGACAAAATTCAAGATAAATACAATGAACTAGAAGGGATTAAACCTGTTGAAACTAATGACTATATCTACAATGTTTTAGAGATGCATGTTGATTTAGATTTATCTGATTATATCTCAGAAGGTGAGGATTCTTTAGGAATTAAAATTCCATACATTGTAACAATAGAAGAATCTACAAGACAAGTTTTATCTATATATAGAAATTACAATAAAGATGATTCTAAATTCACAAGAAAAGAATATTTTGCACACTTTAAATTTTTACCCGGATTAGGTTTTTATGGTTTTGGTTTAATTCACATGATCGGTGGCCTGTCGCGAACAGCAACTACTGCTTTAAGACAATTACTAGACGCTGGAACACTATCTAACTTACCTGCTGGATTTAAATCTAGAGGAATGAGAATTAGAGACGATGACCAACCTATTCAACCAGGAGAATTTAGAGATGTAGATGCACCTGGCGGAAATATTAGAGATCAGTTTCAGTTATTACCTTTTAAAGAACCCTCAGCTATTTTATTTAACCTTTTAGGTTTTTGTGTAGATGCAGGAAGAAGATTTGCATCTATTGCAGATAATCCAGTTGCTGATATGAACTCACAAGCACCTGTTGGAACTACAATTGCTCTTTTAGAAAGAGGATCACGTGTAATTAGTGCTATTCATAAACGTTGTTACTATGCAATGAAGCAAGAATTTAAGTTATTAGCTAATGTAATTTCAGAATATTTACCTCCTGAGTATCCTTATTCAGTTTATGGAGCAGAAAGAGTTATCAAATTATTAGATTTTGATGAGAGAGTAGATATTTTACCTGTTGCAGATCCAAATATTTTCTCAATGTCACAAAGAGTGACGTTAGCACAGACACAATTACAAATAGCACAGTCAAATCCTCAACTTCATAACTTACATGAAGCTTATAGACGTGTTTATGAAGCTTTAGGAACAAAAGAAATACCTCAAATACTAAAACCAGAAATAAAACCTATTCCAGAAGATCCTGCAATGGAAAATATGAAAGCAATGCAAATGAAAAGTCTTGTAGCATTTCCAGAACAAGATCATGATGCTCATATTGCAGCCCATTCAGCGTTTATGAGAACTAGAATGGTTCAAATCAATCCTACTGTATACGCAAACCTACAAGGACATATTTCTCAACACGTATCTTTGAAAGCAAGTGCTGAAGTTCAGCAAATGATGATGCAGAATCCTCAAATGATGCAATTATCACAAGAAAATCCTCAAGCATTTCAAAATATGTTTAATTCAGAAGTAGCTAAACGTGTAGCACAGATAACTTCTGAGTTAGCTCAAGCAGAAATGCAAGCAGACGGAGCTAAACAAGACCCAATCGTAATGTTGAAACAAAGAGAGCTTGATTTAAGAGCTATGGATTTACAACGTAGGGCTCAAGAGGGTACAATCAAGATAGAAAACCAAGAAGACCAATTTGAAGACAGATTGGACTTTGACAAAATGAAATTAGAACAAAACGATGACCAGTCAGATGCTAGACTGCAAGTTGCACGTGAAAAAATGGAATTAACTCAAAAAAAACAGGAGAAAAAAAATGGGTAAGAAATTAGGA